GCTCGAGCAGGTGCTTGGTCCCGACAAGACAGAGACCAAGGAGCAGCGCCGCGCGCGGGATCTGCATAAGGGTGGCAAGATTTCCGATAAGCAACTCGACAAGATGCTGGCAAAGGGGTGAGCACCATGGCCAAGAGCAACAAGGCACAGTCCTATGAGAAGGAAGACTGGGAAGCGCACGACGGCATGCATACGCTGATGCGTGCGGCCGAGATCGTCAAGGACAAGGCTCTCCTGAAGCGGGTGAAGAAGAAGGCCGCTGAGCACGCGCAGAAATCGCGCGATGTCGCCGAGCGCGCCTCGTCGCTCGCCAAGACTGGGGCAATCTCGGAGAAGGCGATGGCCAAGGTCAAGAACAAGGGGCAGGGCGGCAACGTCAAGGACCTGGAGAAGACCACGCCGCTCGCCAAGGGAACCGAGGGCGATAAGCCCTCCAGCCGCATGATGATCGGCGCGGCGTACTGAGATCGCATGCCCGCTTCCGCCACGTCCTTCGACGCTATCGGCCGCATGGATGCTGCGCGTCTGATGCCGCTCATCGCGCATCGCGAAGAGCCTGAGGAGTCCCCGCGCCACGACCGTGACAATCTTGAGGAAGACTCGGATCAGTTCCTGCCAGTGTCGGCGCTGCGCAACCAGTATCTCGACTATCTGACCAACAAGAGCGAGGAAATCTACGAGGCGAAGGACGCCCGGCGCTACTATCACGGCGCGCAGCTTACCGCCGAGCAGCGGTTGACCCTGAGGAAGCGGCACCAGCCGGAGCAAATCTGGAACCGGGTCGCGCGCAAGATCAACGGCATCGTCGGCGTGATCGAAAAGATGCGCTCCGATCCGAAGGCGCTAGGGCGCGATCCGAAGAGCGAAGGCGGCGCGGAGATCGCCAACCAAGTGGTCCGCTACGTGCTGGACTCCAATATGTTCAAGGACACCATCGATCCGATGGTGCTTCTGCAGGCAGGCATCGAAGGAATCGCCGGTGTGCAGCTGACCTTGGTTCAGGGCGACCAAGGCGATCCCGATATCGGCCTCAACGGCGTCATTGGCGACGAATATTTCTACGATCCGCGCTCGTATCTATTGAACTTTGACGACAAGCGTTACGAGGGTCTGGCGAAATGGCTCGATCTCGATGCCGCGATCGAGATGATGCCGGACAAGGAAGACCTGCTCGACGGGATGTTCGACCAGGGCAGCGACCTGACCACGAACCCTGACCGCGAGATCAAGTGGCTTATGACCGACCAGAGGCGGCTTCGCATGGTCGAGCACTGGTATGCGCACCGCGGCAACTGGTGCTGGGCGTTCTACGTCGGCAACGTGCTGCTCGACCAGGGTCTGTCGCCCTGGTTCGACGAGAAGGGCAACCGCATCTCATCGTTCGAGATGTTCTCGACCTCGGTCGACCATGACGGCGACCGCTACGGCTTCGTTCGCAACTTCAAGGGTCCGCAGGACGCGCTGAACCAGGGTAAGTCGAAGACGCTGGCTCTAGCCAACTCGCGGCGCATCTATGCGAAAAAGAACGCGGTCGACGACGTCGAGCGCACCCGTATCGAGGCGGCGCGGCATGATGGCTATATCGAGGTCAATCCGCATGTCCAGCTCGGGGTCGACTTCAAGGTCGACGACACGCACCCTGACATCGCGACGTTCTCGGCGTTCACCGATGACGCCAAGAACGAGCTTGACGGCTTCGCCAATGCCAACATCGCTGCGATGGGCGGTCCTGGAATCACCAACATTTCCGGCAAGGCGATAGAGTTGCTGCGTCAGCCCGGCATGGCCGAGCTTGGCCCTTTCGTTATCGGCCATCGCGCCTTCCAGCTCGGACTGTACCGGAAAATCTGGAACGGGGCGCAGCGGCACTGGAAGAAGGAGCGCTGGCTCCGCGTCTCCAACAACGAGAAGCTGGCGCAGTTCATCCAGCTGAATGGCCTCGATCTCGACCAGTTCGGACGGCCACAGATTGTCAACGCGATCGGGCAGCTCGACGTCAACATCATCCTCGACCAGGGGCCGGATATCGCGACGCTGATGCAGGAGACGCTCGACGCCCTGAAGGGCTACCCGCCTGGCACGTTCCCGCCGCAGCTTCTTATCGAGATGAACCCGAACATCCCGCGCTCGGAAAAGGATCGCCTGATGCAGATGATGCAGCCGAAGCCGGAGCAGGTGCAGGCGCAGCAGGCCGGGCAGCGGGCGCAGCTGGAAGGCCTCGCGGCGAAGAATGCCAAGACCGCCGCAGAGACGCGCCGGACGCTGGCCCAGGCCGAGAAGGAAGCCGCGACCGCGCAGGAGAAGCGCGCCAAGGTAGGAACCGAGGCCGCGCGCGCCGCGCATATCGCACACGAGGCCCATCTCGACGGCGCCGAGTTCGTCCGCGATACGCTAGTCGAGGCTCACAACATCATGGCGCCGTTTTTGAATCCGCAGCAGCAACAGCCGCCGCAATCGGCGCCGCAACCACGACCAGCCATTTAGGGGGTCAAGACCATGGCCAAAGTTCTTTATACCGCGAAGGGCAGCGATCCCTCAACCATCGTGCATCCGCCTGGCGCGCCGCCGAATGAGCAGATCACGGTGACCAGCGGCGTGGCAACCGTCATCCGGTTCCTGATCGGTTACGGCGACGGCTCGATGACCTATCCGGATGGGCGGCTGTTTCCCGCCATTACGGCGCAGGGCAGCACGCTTTCGCATCAGAAGGGCTGATCATCATGCGTAACTTGCTGCGATGTCTGGTTGTTTCTGCTGCGTTGATCGTAGCCGGGATCTTCTCCGCGGACGCCGGTACGGATACGTACTTCGATACGCCCGGCGGAGGCGGTGTGAACGGCGCCGTCGGAATGTGTCTCAATTCCTCGAACAAGGCCGTGCCCTGCAATGCCGCGAACGTGGCTCCAACGCCGGTTATTCCGGGCACGTTCCCGCCAACCACGCCGAGCCGGTCTCTGACCTTGGCCGCAGGCGGGGTGTCTCAGGTCCTGTTCGCCGCGAATGAAGTTGCGCATGGCTGCACGATCCAGAACCCGCCGAACGCAACCGAATCGATCCAAGTCAACTTCTTCACCACGGCATCGAGCAGCGCCCCATCTGGTGGAACGACATCCATCAGCTTGCCGCCGAACACATCCACATCATGCGGCGTTCCGCTACCGACGGCAGTCTCCTGGATCGCGGCCACGATCGGCCATGCGATCAACGCGTTCGTGTGGTGATCGATGGCTGTCTCACAAAAACAGCCAACATCTCCCACCATGCGCAACGCCGGAACGGCGCCGTTCATCTATTGTGACGGCGTGCCAGCCTTCGGCGTCGGAGCGGGTGGCAACATCGAGATCGAGCTTGCGGCCCGTGTGTTGGTGCCGAAAGGAGACGGTGCGAGCGTGATCGTCGAGATGTGCTGCACCGGTCATCTGCGGCTTGCGATCCCGTCGGCGATGGCGCTGATAGATGCGCTGACGAAGGCAATCGACATGGCCAAGGGGCCTGAGCAGAAACAGAACTGACCAGTTGCGTTCCGACTCTCCTCGCCTACGTGGGCACGGCCATGTTGGGAAAGAAACCCGGACCTCGGTTGTCGGAGCGCTCAAGGCCATAGAGCCGTCAAGGTTCGGGGCCCGTGCACAATTCGTCAGCGCCACGAGACGGCGCGCGGCTTCTGGGTGCCGAACCATAAACCCTGCGGCAGGCGTCCTCCATACGGCGCAACGCTTATCCCGGTCCCGGCGTGCAACGCGCGATCTCGTTTGATCGTGCGAGCAAGAGCGGACTGCCGTCATCGCGACGATATGCGATCGAAATGCAAGGTTTGTCATTATGGGTCAAGACAGGGACGACGACATCACCGAAGCCGACATTGCCAATGCGATCATCGAGACCGAAAGGGAGATCGCGGGCGCGGCGTGGGGTGACGAAGAGACCGAGGCGCTCGATGCCTCCGGAGACCGTTCGCTCGAGGAGTTGGGCGAAGGCCTGGAGGGTCAGCACGAGCCCGACGACGGGGAGACCGACGACGATGAGTCGGAGGAGGATCCGGAATCCGAAGGCGAGGCTGAGGGCGACAAGCCGGCGGTAGTTGAACCGCCCGCCGGCGAGAAGAAGCCGGTTGAGCCCGAAGACGAACCGCGCGGCCGTGTGCCGGCGGGACGGCTCCGGGAGGCCAACGAGCGAGCGCGGCAGGCTGAAGAGCGGGCCCGCACCATCGAGACCGAGCGGGAAGCGGAGCGCACGCGCGTCGCTGCCCTCGAAGCGCAGATGCAGACACTCACCAGTCTGCTTCAGGGTCAGCGGAATCAGCCGCCGCCCACACCTGCGCCGAAGGTCGAGCCGCCAGCCGTTCCGGATATCTTCGAAAACCCGCAAGGGTTCGTCGAGCACATCACGAACCAGATCAGATCCGAGATGGGGACGGTCCGTCAGGACCTGAAGCAGACTCAGGTCGAGACTTCGTTTCGGATCGCTCACGTCAAGCACAAAGAAGAGTTCCCCGAAGCAATGGGGGCAATCAACAAGCTTGACGCCAACAATCCGGATGATCGTGTCGTGGTGCAGCGCATCTACAACTCGCCCGACCCAGGCGAGGCGCTGGTGTCATGGCACAAGCGCAACAAGACGCTGGCATTGGTCGGAGATGATCCGAACGCGTATGCCGAGCGGATTCGCGACGAGACCCGCAAAGCCCTGATGCAGGACCCCGAGTTCCGCAAATCCCTGATCGCCGATCTCCGCGGCGATGCGGAGCGCGGCGACAATGGCAACCCCCGAACCACCACCCGCCTTCCGAGATCACTGGCGCGCGCGTCAGGCTCCAATGCAGGAGCCAACCGCGGCGAACAGATCGATGGCTCGGATCAGGCGGTCGCTGACGCCGCCTGGCGCTGACGACGCGATTTTCCGAAATGTCGAAG